CCAACATTAAAAGATATTAGACTTGTTATAAAAAGATTTTCTGGGATACCAATCTCAGTTAGGACTCCAGCAAAACCCAATCAATGAAGAAGACCTTGAAGATTATGATGAAGATGAAATAGATAAAGAGATTGATTTCTTTTTACAAGAAGAAAAAGCATTATCAGATATAAACACAATTCCTACCAGTGAAATGGCAGAAGAAGCTAAGAGAGGGCTTGAACTTAGAAAAAAGTTCAATAGGGGTGGCACTGCTGTCGGTGTTGCTCGTGCAAATCAATTGGTAGCTAGAGAAAGATTGTCAATCTCAACAGTAAAAAGAATGTTTAGCTTTTTTAGCAGACATGAAGTAGACAAAGAAGCAGTAGGTTTTAGACAAGGTGAAGAAGGATATCCAAGTGCAGGAAAGATTGCGTGGTTGCTTTGGGGTGGAGATTCAGGCTTTTCTTGGGCAAAAAGAAAGCGTCAACAAATCATTACAGAAGAAGACAAAGAATTTGCTATACAAAATCATTTAGATGTCAAAGAAGATGAAAAGGCTTTATCAGGAAAAGTTAAAGAAGCGTTAGAAGGTAAAGTGAAAGACCATAATGAGAAATATGGAAACAGCAAAACTAAAAGAGTTACTTTAAGAATGTTAGAAGCTGTATTTAGACGTGGAGTTGGTGCTTACAGAACAAATCCTGCTTCTGTTAGACCAAGTGTTAATTCACCTGACCAATGGGCATATGCTCGTGTTAATAGTTTTCTAAGAGCTTTATCATCAGGCAAATTTAGAGGTGGAAAGCATGATACTGATTTATTTCCTAAAGGACATCCATTATCTAGCAAAACATGAGACTCCAACAAAAAAGATTTCATTCTTTTAGACAGAGACGAATAAACGATAGAGCAGAAACTAGAAGACAACTAGCATTAAGAACTAAATTAGAAAGAAGATTATCTAAAAGACTAAATACTTTATTTAGAAAATTTGTAAATGTTCAGCTTCATCTTTACAGAGAATTTGGTATTTTTGAAGAAAGCGTAGCAAACAGAAACTTAAATGAAGAATTTATGCCTGTAATCCTTGTTCATTACAGAAGAATATTTCAGGTAGTTTACAAAGCCAACGAAGACAAATATTTTAACAATCAAAAACAAGAAGCATTAGTATTTGGAAGAAGCACAGATTTTGAAGCCTTAGTAGAAAATTACTTTAATACAAGACAATTAGTCCTGACAGGAATAACAGCAAAGCTATCAACTAGAATCAGCAGATTAATAGAACAAGGAAGGGCAGACAATCTTACGTTGCCTGAAATTGCAAAACTTGTATCAAGCAAATTTTTACCAATCAGTAGGTCAAGAGCTTCTCTTATTGCAAGAACAGAAACCCACAATGCTTCTTCTTTTGCCAATCATTCTTATCATAGAAAATTAAAAGATGACACAGGAATTAAGATGATGAAGAAATGGGTAGCAACAAATGATACAAGAACTAGGCCATTCCATGCTTCTGCAAATGGTCAAATCGTAGATATGGATGAAGATTTTATTGTAAATGGAATGTCAATGGAATATGCAGGAGACCCTAGAGGTGGAGTTGCAAATGTCATCAACTGTAGATGTGTGATTGTCTATGCTGATGAACGTGACATGAGTTAATACTAAACCCTTGCATAATAAGGATAATTTCTAATAAATCTGTCTATAACTTCTTTCATATCTTTTACATATCTAAAATGATGAAATAAACTTCTAGCCATGTAACTATCTTGATATAGCTTATTGTTTCTACTTATATCTGTTGGCACATCAATTACATAAACCATTGAACCACCACCTTGTTGTTTTTTATTGTTATGCCAAACATAAGAGTAGTTAAAACCTTTATAGGTTCTAACTACATAATCTTTTTTAGCTCCACTTCCTATTCCTTTACTCATATTGACCACCTGTTAAATCATTTAATACTTTTATTTCAAAAGCTAGGTTGATACATTGTTCAGCTTGTTTCTTTGTCAGATTAAAAACTTCTTGGACAATTTCAGGACTGTAATGTTTATTAGTTCTTAGAAGACTGCCAACTGCAAACTCAATATTCTTGTCTTGTAATTGTTTTTCTATTTCATTTGTTACTTTATACATTATTTGCTACTCTCTTTTCTCTGAATTTTTTTTATCTGTTTGTCTAGTTCTTTATACTTTCTACCAAACTCTTTTTGCATTGCTAAAAATTCTTCATTTGATTGATTGCTAAGAGGTCTGCAATTTCTATATGCTTTTATGTATTTAGTTCTTTCTTGTTTAAGGTTGTCTAGGTTTGTCATTTTATTCTCCTTTATCATTGTATATACATATTATAACCCCAAAACGGAATACAATACAAGTTTTTTTTTAAATATTTTTAATATACCTATATATTGTGCTAATCTATCGTATAAGATACTATATAAAGTAAATCTGACTATTGTTTAGATTGAATTTTATAATAATGTATGGGAGACGACACTATGGCGAGTGAATATACAGATTCCGAGCAAGAATTAGCTGTCTGTAGTAATGACTACGATTCTAACAAAGAAGATTCTATTCAGAATGATGAAAAGCACATAAGAGCAATTGAAGAAACAGATGACTCTTATATCATTGAGTTTGGAAAAAGCAAAATAGATTCTGAAGAAGAAGAAGTTGAAGAAACTGCTTCAAAAGAACAAAATGAGAAAGAATCAATAGAAATCAAATCAAGCATAAAAGCATATCACGATGACGATGAAGAAGATAAGAACTATGGAACCTTTGAAGGTTATGGTTCTGTTTTTGGAAATAAAGACTTAGGTAATGATGTCATAGAACGTGGTGCTTTTTTAAAGTCTCTTAAAAAAAGAAAACCACAAAATGTAAAACTCTTGTATCAGCATAAATCTGATATGCCAATTGGTGTCTTTGACGAAATTAGAGAAGACAATCATGGTCTTGTTGTTAAAGGCAGATTAGCACTTAAAACACAAGCAGGAGCAGAAGCATACGAATTATTAAAAATGGGTGCTTTAGATGGTCTATCAATAGGCTTTAGAGTAAACCCAAAAGAAGTTTCTTATGATAAGCGTGGTAACAGACGCATCATAAAAGAAGTAGATTTAATGGAAGTGTCGTTAGTAACTTTTCCTATGAACCCTCAGGCAACTGTTCGTTCAGTGAAAGGTGAAGAAATTTCCATAAGAGAATGGGAAAATGGTCTGCGTGATGCTTTCAATCTTTCTCGTTCAGAAGCTAAAGTGGGTGCAAAAGCAGTCACTGATGCATTCAGTCAACGAGAGGTTGGCTCTAATGCTGAATTGGTAGATGCCATAAAGAACTTAACATTAACCTTAAAATCTTAATAGGAGCAAAAAATGTCGGAAGATGCGATAAAAACAGCTTTACAAGATTTCGGAAAAACTTTTGAAGAATTTAAAAAAGTTAATGACGAGAGACTTGAAAAGATTGAAAAAGGCGAAGGAACAGCATATGTGGACGAAAAGATTTCTAACTTAGAAGCTAAACTAGATTCTTACGAAGATATCAATCAGAAACTATCAACTGCTGAAGCCAACGCTGAAGACATCAAAAGCCAAATTGAAAAACTTGAAACAGTCGTAAAAAGACCAAACACATGTTTTGAAACTAAGCAAGTAGATGACTATATGAATGCTTTTGATAAATACTGTAGAAAAGGTGTTGAATCCTTAGACCCAGTAGAAAAGAAAGCATTAACAGTAAGTAATGATTCAACTGGTGGTTATTTAGCACCACCTGAGTATGTGAGAGAGATTATCAAAGATATCACTGAAATCTCACCTATCAGAAGCATTGCTAGAGTGCGAAGCACTGGGCAAAGAAGTATCCAAGTTCCAAAAAGAACTGGACAATTCTCTGCTGAGTGGGTTGCTGAAAGTGGAACAAGAAGTGAAACTACTGGTTACACTGTAGGTCTAGAGGAATTACCTGCACATGAGCATTACGCTTTAGTGGATATTTCTGAGCAAGACTTAGAGGATTCAGTATTTGACTTAGAAGCAGAAATGCAATCAGAGTTTGCAGAGCAATTTGCAAAAGCTGAAGGAACTGCTTTTGTTTCAGGTAATGCAGTAGGTAAGCCTGAAGGATTTATGACTAACTCATCAGTTAGTGAAATTGACTCAGGTTCAAATACAGCTATTACTGCTGATAACTTAATCACTTTAATGCATAACATTAAAAGTGAATATGGTAGAAATGGAACTTTTGTATTTAACAGAAGCACCCTTTCTGCAATTAGAAAGCTAAAAGATACAGCAGGTCAGTATGTATTCCAAGCAGGTATGACTTTACAAGGTGGTATGGTAAATACTATTCTTGGTCAACCATATGTGGAAGCTACAGACATGGCATCTATAGCACAAAACGCATATCCAGTTGCTTTTGGTGACTTCAGCAAAGGATATATGATTGTGGATAGAGTTGCTTTAGCAGTATTAAGAGACCCATTTACACAAGCTACTACTGGTAATGTAAGATACATTGCTAGAAGAAGGGTTGGTGGACAAGTGGTTCTTCCTGAAGCTATAACTAAACTAAAAGTAACAGCGTAAGCGAGGAGTAAATTATGCAAGATTTAGCAAATAATATTAAATTAGTGCAATCGTTGGCTCCTGCCGTTAGAACAGCAGATGCAGATGGTGATGGTGTTGACAGACAATTCTACGAAGGTGTAACAATCGTTGTAGATACAGGTGCAGAAGGTATTACACTTTCAAGCACAAATAAGATTGAATTTGAATTAGAGCATTCTGATGATGATTCAACTTATACAGATATGTCTTCATCAGATGTTAATGGAACACTAGGAAGTAGTGGTCTATTTTTAACACTAGATGCCGATGCTGAGACTCCACAAATTTCCGAGATTGAATATGTCGGAAGTAAAAGATATGTGAGAGTCGTTGCTAACTTTGGTGGCACACATAGTACTGGAACTCCTATCGGAGCAAGTGTAATTCTACATAAACCTAGACACGCACCTGCATCGTAAGGATATAGTTGTAAGTGGGGTGGAAACACCCCACACTTTTAAGGGAAATTAAAATGGCAAGAAAATTTAAAATATTAGTTCCAAAACCTGCAATAGCTGACGAAGGTTCAGCAGATATGGTTTTACACAAAGTAGATGATATTGTTGAGTCAAAAGGTCAATGGCAAGATGAAATCATGGATACATTTTGTGCAAATGGTTGGGCAATGGAAATTAAAGTTGACTCACCAAAT